CCGGGAGTGGGTGGAATGCCCAGTGGCTCTTGTAGAGCTAAGTGTCAACTCACTTACTTGGTTCTCCAGGAACCACGTCTTCCGCCGTATCCTCGTCTCGGCGGAGCTGGACGGTGGCGGTTGGTAGCATCAAGTTGTTTATTGCTGCTACTAGCAATTTGGCGAGCTGGTTGGCGTTTCCCAGCTGTGGCGGGTCGGCTGGCAGGTTGTTGGCTACCAGCTTCTCGCTGTACTCCTGAGATTTGCTCAAGAGTTGGGCAACTAGGCTGAGAAGTGCTTGTTGTGCTCGCATCTTCTGTCGCCTCGCTGCCTCCAGCAATTGCGTCTGATTCTTGGTTGACATGCGGTCTATGTTGTTCCATTAACTGCAGCCCGGGTCCAACTACCACGTCATCGACGACAGCAGGCAGCTTATTAGCAACCTGGTTGTCCAACAACACTGGCATTTGATCCAAGGTAGTGTCACGCACAAGATCGTCAAGCCTCTTCAGCTCTGACGACTGTATACCAATAACTTTCGCCATGGCATCCAGTATCGCTGACGCGTCCTTTTGCGGCCAGGCATTTGAGCACTTCCACTGTTCTTCACGTAGAAGCATTTTTGTTTTGCGGCCATGTTTACACACCACCGCATCACACCAAGCACCGACGATAGGTGTTAATCTGTCAGTACTCAGATAGCCCACTGCCTTATTGACAAGGGCCTGCTCAATGGCTACATTCTTGTTGGCTGTAGTATGTAGCTTTCCGATGGTCCTGAGCGGGTCCTGAAATGAATCAGTACACACTGCAGGGTCAACGAAATACCTGCCTAAATAGGGAAACGGTTCCCCTCGCGGAATTATCACCGATTTTAGCAATAAACCGAGGTCCTTAGCTACCGTCTCTAATGCTGGTCCCAATTCGGCGCACAGCCTAGCCATCGCGCCGTCATCACCAAAAGCTAAACCGATTAGCTTAAAAGCTTCGCTCTTGCTGAAGCCAAGCATGCGCAATGCACAGTACTGGTTAAAGGCATTTGGCATGGTATTCCCATCAGTTGTGATAGGACTCCCACTCCTAGTGCCATACCCAGGCTCGAACATCACACCTTCACTCGTCGTGCCTTTCTGCTTGAATACCTGTTTGAAGTAGTCGGCCAATTCAGGCCTCCTCTCTTCACAGCACCAACGCATATAGGCTGCCTTCACGACGTGTTCTTGTAGAAACTTACTAAGGGTTCCATCATAGCGTGAAAAATCAGTAGCTATCATGTCACCCTTTTCCCGCGCCAAATCTCCCAGGCGGTGTGCTGCTTGTTTAGGGGACTTACCAGGTCCATACCACTTCTGGCGTTTTAAGACGTCTTCCTTGAACTGATATGTAAAAGTGGACATCATAATCGTCAGCTCCGGACTCATTGTTGTTATGTTCCGGGGGTCGTTTGTGGCGACATATGGTTCAGACTTGATAAAAGCTTTAAGCTTATTGTACGTCTTGGTGGACAAGTTGTCCTTAACCAATTCATACCGTGCCTGTTGATTGGCACTGTCCTGCAGCACTCTCACCTGCGCGGGTGCAAGTGGTGTCCCTTTCCCAGGCTCAGGCACGAGCATCTCTACGAACTCGTTTGCCCAAACCTTGTACTTCTTATCGGGGACGACGTTGTTGCGGACGGCATTAATTCTGCCGTTAATAGTTGCGACGTCTGAGTTCAACCCACGCATCGGGAAGAGTGCCGGGCTAGTCACTAGCGTATTAGCTATGACTGCCCCAGTGGTCTTACCATCCTCATGCACAAGCGGACCCAAAGGTTGAAAATGGGTGGCCTGTGATGTGGTCTTCACGATGTTGGTTTTAAACTCGCCGTCAGTAACTAAACCGAATAACAATGGTGCATTCTGTGAATACAGCTTGTCATCGGCATCACGCAATATTCGCTCAACGTCAGCAATGACCGGTGGTGAGGTCTTATTTGACATTCTCTTGCGGATAGCGTCGTATGTCTTCCCTTTAAGCTCAACGGAATGCCAGTCACCATTTCTGGAGATCGACAACCCATCGGATATGCTCTCATAGATGGTATTAACATCCGGTCTAACGTTGTTAAACACTTTACGTTGCACTCCAGTTGGTTTGAAAGCGTAACGCCAGTGTTGTGACCGGATTTTAGCGCTCGGTAACAACCATATTAAGCGGCGATTTGGATCACCGTTCAATTTCTTCTGTTCAACGTTGAAGATCAGCAGGTCTCCTTGCTTGTCCTCCACGGACATGGTGTCACCGTGGTAGTCCCAGAGTGGATGTTGGTATGATGCTCCACCGGATACTTGGTATTCTACCTGGTTATCCTTAATGCGGTAACTGTAGTCGCTACCTCTGTAACAAACTGTCTCGGGCACCATCGTGTACATCAAAATGGGTTTGAAATGTCTCATCCACTTCTCCATATCACAATAGTAATCCACGTCACAGAATATGAATGCAGAGTTATCGCCAACAGGGTCATCACGAAAAGGTATACCAAGGTCTTTTTGACGGTAAAAATACCGATTGCCACCATTGGTGTCATGATTTGATCTTGACACACAATAGGGCTGGTATCCGGCTTTGATCACGGCTTCATTCATGAATACATTGGCCGACGTCCGCAGTTTAGCAGCATCATGGTGTGTGTGCTGCCTGCTGACATCAATTAAGTTCATTGTCGCCAAATGATCACATAAGATGCGCCGTAAGTCTGGTCTGCGCTCAGCTGTTCTATCCATCTTACGTGAGACATCACGTATGTTGAGGGGACGTAACAACTTAGCCCTCTCCAAAGCTTTACGAACTCCTATCCACTTCTTGAAGGTTGTTCGCGAAATCGATCGTAGTAAGGAGCAGTCTCGGGTAGGTGCCCGTGGGACGTACTCAGCATATGGGGAGGCCATTGGTCGAGGAATTGAAATTATTTAAGCACGCTTCAAT